AGTGGAAATCAAACGGCTAATTTAAAATCATTATCAGGAATAACTTGTTTTGTTTTAGATGAAGCAGAAGAATTAGTTGATGAGGATATATTTGATAAGATTGATTTTTCTATACGTTCTCAAATAAAACAAAATAGAGTTATTCTTGTACTTAACCCTGCAACAAAAGAATCTTGGATATACAAACGTTTCTTTGAATCTAAAGGCGTAAAAGAGGGAAGTAATATAATTAAAAAAGATACTACTTACATTCACACTACTTATTTAGATAACTACGAAAACCTTTCTGAATCTTTTATACTTCAAATAGAAGATATGAAAGCAAGACGACCGCAAAAATATAATCATCAAATTTTAGGCGGTTGGTTAGATAAAGCAGAGGGAGTTGTTTTTACAAATTGGAGTTTTGGTAAATTCAATCCTAATGATTTACCAACTTCGTTTGGTTTAGACTTTGGTTTTAGTATTGACCCTGATACTTTAATTGAGGTTGCTATTGACAAAGACCATAAAAAGATTTACGTTAAAGAGCATTTATATCAGAATGGTTTACGAATGGAACAACTTGCGGTTATCTGTTCAAACGTAGCAACAAACAAACTTATTATAGCTGATTCCGCAGAAGATAGGTTAATAGTTGATTTAAGGCACAAAGGTTTAAATATTGAACCGATTAAAAAAGGAACTATTGAAAGCGGTGTAACTATGATGTTGGACTTTGATATTATAGTAAATGAAAGTAGTAGCAACATAGCAAAAGAATTTAACAACTACGCTTATTTGAATAAAGGAAGTAAATTATATATCGATTCATTTAATCACGCTATTGACGCAATACGATACAATGTAACGTATCATTTAGATAACCCAAATAAAGGTAATTACTATGTCTACTAATCAACCTACATACGGACAAATGATTGCAGTAGTTGAAATATATCTACTTAAAAAAACAGGTAGACAAATTAAAATAAACTTACCGAGAAATGTGGGCGAAATTAAAAAATTAATTCAAGCATACCAACAAGCAATAGGGCAATCTTAACGGATTGCTTTTTACTTTATACAAAATTGTTAAAACCTTGTTTTTAAATAAAAGAATATGAAAATAAATATTACCATTCCTGAAACATTAAACGAAATTACTCTTTATCAATATCAAAGATTTGAGAAGTTAATTTCAAATAATGAGCCGAGTGATTTTGTCAATCAAAAGACAATTGAAATATTTTGTAACATAGAATTAAAAGACGTTGCAAGAATACGAATAGCAGAAGTAAGCGAAATATTGACGCACTTAAATAATTTATTAAAGCAAAAACCTAAATTAACTAACACTTTTAAATTAGGAGTTTATGAGTTTGGATTCATACCGAAGTTAGAAGATATTACTTCTGGGGAGTATATTGATTTAGAAAGTTATTTAAGCGACACGCAAACATTACACAAAGCTATGGCGGTGCTTTATAGACCGATAAAAAACAAAACAAAGTCTTTGTATACTATTGAAGAATATAACAAAGATTCGCAAGATATGGCAGAGGTTTTAAAGTACATGCCTTTGGATATTGCACTTGGTTCGATGCTTTTTTTTTGGACTTTGCTCAACGATTGCGTGAACGGTTTAGCGGACTTTATACAGAACGAAGTGGAACAATCGGAACAAGCGAAGAACATTTTGGAAAAAAATGGGGTTGGTATCAATCTTTGTACGCAGCAGCTCAAGGCGATGTACTCAAATTTGATGCCGTTACAAGAATTCCCATCACTCAATTAATGATGTGGTTAAGTTTTGAAAAGGAAAAAACAGAAATAGAAATAAAAAACATAAAAAGAAATGGTATATAGTTTAATAAATAAAATAAAAGAAGCGTTACTTGATGAACCTTTTGTTAATACAGTTACAGAGGGCGACATTTTCGAAGTAGATTTGGCTAAACGTACTCTTTTCCCTTTGTCGCATATTATGATTAACTCGGCAACTCATCAAGGTAACGTAATACAATTTAATGTTACTATTCTTTTAATGGATTTACTTAATCAAAAAGATGAAAGTAATAAAGTTGATGTTTGGAATACGCAATTAGCTTTAGGAGTTAGGGTAATGGATAGGTTAAATCGTGGTGATTTAAGAAATGACTTTTGGGAGTTAACAGGTAGTCCAAATTTTGAGCCTTTTACAGAACGTTTTGAAAATGATTTAGCAGGTTGGGCGTTAACGTTTGATGTTGTAGTTCGTAATGATATGACTATATGTTAGATAATAAAAACACAAAGGAATATTTAAACGCATTTGCTAAATATGTTATTCAGCAAAGTAGGAGCAATTTAACTAAAGGCGGTAAAAATAGTACTAAAGATTTATACAATAGTTTAGATAAACAAATTGAGGTAAGTGCTAATAGTTTTCGTTTAGCTTTTTTAATGGAAGATTACGGAAAATTTATTGATAAAGGTGTTCAGGGTTCAAATCCAAGTGGTATAAAAAATGGAGTTCAAAAAGCACCTAATTCTGAATATAAGTTTAAAAGTAAAATGATACCAACAAAGGTTTTAGATAAATGGGTAATTAAAAAAGGAATAGCACCAAGAAATAAAGCAGGAAAGTTTTTAAGTCGTCAAGGAATAAAATTCGCAATAGCTAAAAGTATTGCATTACAAGGTATAAAACCAAGTTTATTTTTTACTAAACCATTTGAGAAAGCATTTGAAAGGTTACCTGATGAATTAGTTGATGCGTATGGTTTAGATGTTGAACAATTTTTACAATATACAATTAATAAGAAATGAAAAAAATATTTATAAGAAGTCCGTATTTTATCGAGGTTAACGAGGTCGGTCAAACTTCTGCAAAGATTGAGGTTTTTTTATGGAACAAAGGTGATACAGAACCTACAACTCCAAACTATACATTTAGTAAACCAATACCAAGTCCAACTCAAACAAAGTTAGAATGGAATATTTCTAATTTAGCAGTAGCATTTATAAAACCTATTGCACCTGTTACTGTATCAGCACCAGCGGAAGAAGAATTTGATACGTGGTGTTATATGAAAGTTAAAAGATATTCAAATGATACGCTTTTAGATACTGAAACTTATGTTTGTTTAAACGGATATAATAATTATACAAACGGTTATAATCAAGGCACAACTGCTGATGTAGTTCTGCTTTTTAATAATTCGATTAAAAGTTATGTTAAGGATTTTGATACAAATTATGTTAATGTATTTTTTGAAGCTGGTACTTATGATACTTCCTATGATTTTATAACTGTAACTGAACGTGGAATGTGGAAGTTTCCAATACTACAAGCGAGTGAATTTGTGGATAGTGTTTTAGATACATATAATTTTTATGCGGAAGAATTATGCGAACCAAAATACACTCCAATAGTTTGTAAATTTATTAATCGTTTTGGCGGTTGGCAATTCCTTACTTTCTTTAAAGCAAATCAACAAGGTATAGATGTAACTTCAAAAGATTACAACCTATTACCAAGTTCAATAGATTACAATCCGTTACAAGGACAAAAGCAACGTTTTAACTTTCAAGGTAAGCAAAAAGTAAAATGTAACACAGGTTGGGTTGATGAAAACTATTCCGAGTTAATTCAAGATTTATTATTAAGTCAGGTTGTTTTATTAGACAATAAACCTGCAATTGTTAAGTCGCAAAGTGCTGATATTAAAACGCATTTAAAAGATAAAAATATTAATTATGAAGTTGAATTTGAGTATAATTTTGGACTAATAAACGATGTGATATAATGGTAGCACTTTACATTTACATAGATGGAATAGCAAAACGTATCGAGTTATTTGAAGACGAAAAGATTTCAGTAACTTCGTCTGTTCAAGATATTGCCGATGTATCAAAAGCCAAAACTGATTTTACTCAATCGTTTACTGTCGTAGCAAGTCCGACTAATAACGAAATATTTAAGCATTGGTACGAAAGTAGTATTGATGGAGGTTTTGACCATAGGGTAAAATACAACGGATATATTGAAATAGATACACGTACTTTCAGAGAGGGTGCATTTGCGTTAAACGATGTCAAGTATAAAAACGGAATGTTAGACGCTTATAGTATTGTATTCTATGGCAAAGCTAAAAACATCAAAGATATTCTAAAAGAGGATAAACTTGCTAATTTAGATTTTAGTGCTTTAAATCACAACTATACAAGTGCGGAAGTAATTAGCCGAATTACAAGTCCAACATTAGGAGTAGCATATCCGTTATTTGCGAATGATAGAATTTACGATTATAATACAGGCGGAAGTAATGACATTACAATTAATGCAGGTTCGATAAAATGGAATAGTTTATTTCCAGCAATTCCTTTGTCCGAAATATTATCGAGAATATCAACAGAGTACGATTTGAATTTTACGGGTGCATTTTTAGATTATCCACAATTTACAAAGTTATGGATGTTATTTAAAAACGCTGAAAGTTTTAGCCAAAAGTTAACACCTTTAAGAGTAAATTTTACAACTAAAAACGCAGCGTTAACAAATGCAGAAGTAAATTTAACAACTGACGAGATAGGTTTTCAAGGTACAGGATATAGAAATGTAAGACTTCAAATAACAACTGCGAGTACTCAACCATATGATATATTAATTTATAAAAATGGTGCATTACACGGAACGTATGCAGGTGTAATCGGTAATAGTAATGATATATTTATTAATGAATTTATCACTACTCAAAGCATAAACGACAAATTTACTTTAGCTATTCAAGGACAAGCGGGAATGTCTTTTACAAGTTTACTAACTTATACACGAAATTATGGAAGTAGTGCAGTAAGTTATACCGCAAGTGGCACAAGTCAAACAATAGGAGCAACTATTGATATAGGCGGTTACGCACCTGACTTAAAATTGATTGATTTAATTACGGGACTTATCAAAATGTTTAACCTTGTAATCATACCGCAAGATGAAACAACCTACGAGTTAATTCCGTTAGAATTATATTATAATGATGGGCGTTACAATGATATTTCAGCAAATGTAATAACAGATGAAATTGATTTAAAGAAAACTTCGATGTATAAAAATATAAATTTCAAGTATCAAACTTCTGAAAATATATTAAATACAAAGTTTAACGATTTGTTTTTATCAACTCGTAATTTTGCTTATGGGGATTTAGCATACGAGCAAATTGATAGTTTAGAAAGTTCAACTTTTAGCGTAGAATTACCTTTTGAAAATGCAATGTATGAACGTAAAACTAATAGCGATTTTCAAACGCTAACTTTTAAAAAGATTGATTTGGCTAACTACTTGCCGAAACCTTTATTGATGTATGATAATGGAGTACAAGCAGTAACTCCAAATATTAGAATTGATTTAACAACGGGTGGTCATCAGCATATAACTCAATACAGAAGATTCTCTAACGATTATAGTAACGGAACTATTTTAACTTTAAATTGGGGTGAAGAAATAAGTACTTGGTTTTTATCAAACGTTTCAAACGGACTTTATAAAAGACATTACGAAAACTATTTAGGCAATATCTTCAACATTAAAAGTAGATTAGTTATTGTAAAATGCTATTTTAATCCTGTTGAATTGATTGATATTAAGTTGAACGATAGAATTATCATAAGGGATAAAAAGTACACTATAAACAAGCTAACAACTGATTTAACAAGTGGCGAAACTACTCTCGAATTATTAACTGATTATCGTAGTGGCGAAGTACCGATAGGAAATAGATTTGCTTTTGAACCATTTTATGAAGTTGATAATACCGCACAAACTATTGAAGTTTTATTATTAAGAAATGTAAGTCCTATTATTTCGTTACAAGCGTCGCTTTATGGTTGGATTGATTATATACCTACGGACTATTATAATGACACAACTATTAGAGTAGATATATCACAAAACACAACGGGTTCACAACGTATAGGATATATTACAGGAAAATGGGAAGATGAATTAGGAACAATAAACGACATAGAAATACCAATTATACAAAATGCTTAAACTAATTATTGAAATGCTTGAGTTCCAAAAGTTGGGAACAAGCGAAGCGGTCGACATCGCAAAAGGAAAATATAAAATACCAAGTAACCTACAAGAATTTAAAAACCAAGTAAAATGGCTATCACAAAGACGATTGAAATAGATGTTAATACGCTCCAAGCGGTTGGCGGTTTAGATAATTTAGATAAGGCACTAAAGAAAGTTGATAAGTCAGTTAAAAGTGTTGATGCGTCTTTTGAGGAAGTTTACGGAGATTTAAAACCTTTAACTGCCCGAATGGGTGAGGCCGAAGACAGACTTTACGAATTAGCTTTAGCAGGTCAATCAGCAAGTCAGGAGTATAAAGATTTACTTGCGTCTGTTGGTAATTATAGACGCGTGCAAATGCAAACGGATATGGTTGTTGATGCAGCAGCTACGACATTTGACACAAAGTTAGGTGGTGCATTACAAGGTGCTACTTCCGCTTTTGCAGGTGTTCAGGGTGCAATGGCTTTAACAGGCGGACAAAGTGAGGAACTTGAACAAGCTATTTTAAAAGTTCAGGGAGCAATGGCACTTGCTGAGGGAGTTCGTGGTGTACGTGAGGGAATGGTAGCGTTCAGGGCGTTAGGAGTTTCAGCTAAAGTAGCACTTGCAGGAATTAGAACAGGAATAGCCGCTACAGGAATAGGTCTTTTAGTTTTAGCTTTAGGTGCTGTTGTTGCTTATTGGGATGATATTAAAGGCGCGGTAAGTGGCGTAAGTAGTGAACAAGAAAAACTTAACGAATTAGCTGCTACAAATTTAACAGCTGAACAAGGCAAACTTGATGCAATAGGTGGGCAAGAAAATATTTTAAAGTTACAAGGTAAATCTGAAAAGGATATTTTAAAATTAAAAATTGCTCAAACAGACCAAGTAATAAAAGCTACTGAAAATCAAATTACTCAAAACGATATTACTGCAAAAGCACAAATAGCAGCGTCGCAACGTAATAGAGATATATTAGCTGGTATAATTAAATTTATACAAACACCTTTAACTTTATTATTAGAAGGTGTCGATATGGTTGGTAAGGCATTGGGGCAAAACTTTGGACTTGCTCAAGGCTTTAGTGATTTGGTAGATAAGGGTGCGAGTTTATTATTTGACCCCGAAGCGGAAAAAAAGAAAGCCGAAGAAACTCGACAAGAAAGTTTAAAAGCAGTAGCTAAACTAAAAAATGATAAAGCAGGTTTACAACAATCATTAAATAATATTGATGCACAAGCAGCGAAAGACGCACAAGCAAAACAAAAAGAAGCTAACGATAAAGCTATTGAATTAGCAAAACAAAAAGCGGATGCATTAGAACGAATTAGACAAGGCGAAATTGATACAGAAGCGGAACGCAGAGCAGAAGAATTATTGCAAGTTCAAAAACAATATACTGATTTAATTGCAGAAGCGGAAAAATACGGAAAAGATACAACTGCATTAAAAGAAGCACAACGCACAAAAGAAAAAGAGCTTGCTGATAAATTTAAAAAAGAAGACCAAGAAAAAGAGGATGCCTATTGGAATGCAGAAGCTGAAAAAGCAATTGCAAGACAAGAAGATTTAAAAGCAAAAGCAGATAAAGAAGTTGAAATTGAAAGAGCAAAAGAGGAACAAAAAGCCGCTATACAACAACAAGGATTAGATGTTGCATTACAAGGCGTAGGACTTCTTAAAGGTTTATTTGAAAAAAGTAAGGGTGTTCAAAAGGCTGCTATTATTGCTGAAAGTGCTATCGGTATAGGTAAAATGATTATAGCAAATAATCAAGCTAATATTGGAGCATTAGCAACTCCACAAGCAATTGCTTCAAGTGGGGCAAGTGCAGCACCTGTAATAGCTTTTAACAATATATCAACTGGTATTGGAATAGCTGCGAATTTAGCTGCAACTGCAAAAGCGTTATCAGCAGTTGGTGGTGGTTCAGCAGGAGGTTCAGGTGGTGCAAATTCTCCAAATGGTTCTGCTCCTGCACCAAGTTTCAATGTTGTAGGTAATAGTGGAGTAAATCAAATTGCTCAAACGTTAGGAAATCAGCAACCTGTTCAGGCTTACGTGGTAGCAAACAATGTAACAACTGCTCAAAGTTTAGATAGGAATATAGTACAAAATGCAAGTTTAGGTTAAGGTTATAGCCTTAAAATAAAAATAAAAATTAAGGTTATATCCTTAAAACAAAAAAGCCACTTCAATTAAGAGGTGGCTTTAATGATTAATAACTAAAAAATTTAAACTATGAAAAAACTCAAAGCACAAATATAACAAAAAATATTAATTGTTGTTTTTAAATAAAGAAAAAAAATGAATTTAATCGAATTAATTATAGACGATAAAGATGAGTTAAGCGGTGTTGATGCTATTTCAGTAGTAGAAACGCCTGCAATCGAGTCTAATTTCGTAGCGTTAAAGTCAGAAGAAATTAAACTTGCAGAAGTAAGCAACGAAAAACGTATCTTAATGGGTGCGGTTTTAATTCCTGAAAAACCTATTTACCGACGCAATGGCGAAGATGAATATTACATATATTTTTCAAAAGATACAGTAAACAAAGCAAGTCAATTATTCTTTAAAAATGGAAATCAAAACAATTGGACTTTAGAGCACGGAAAAGAAATTAAAGGATTGACAGTTGTTGAAAGTTGGATTGTAGAAGATAACGCAAAAGATAAGTCAGCAATTTATAATTTAAGCGTTCCTGTTGGTACTTGGATGGCTTCTGTAAAAGTTGAAGACGATAACATATGGAATGACTATGTTAAAACGGGTAAAGTAAAAGGTTTTTCATTAGAGGGTTATTTTGCTGACAAGTTAGAAGAAAAGAAACAACTTTCTAAACAAGAAAATATTATAGAACAATTAAAACAATTAATAAATGAGCACGAAAACAAAAAGTAAAACAAGTCCTAAAGGCGGTAAGCGTGGTTGTCTATGTGATGACAACACTTATAGTAAAGAATGTTGCAATGGAGATTTACAAAATCAAGGCATTGGTAAAACAAGCGGAGTTGATAATGTAACCATTACAGAAAACAACGGAGTAAGAGTAATAACAAGAGTAAACGGATAATATGACACCACAAGAAAAACAAGTATTCAGCAAATTATTCCCTAAAACGGAATTGGGTACTCACGAAATTGAATTAGCTTCTGTAAAAGAATTGCAAAAAAGTATTTCAGATATAAATGGAGGTATTTCTGAAGTAGAAAAAAGAGGTAATCAATTAGCTTCAGAATTAGGTAAAGCACAACAAACTAAAAACGCTTTAGGTGATAGTGTTAAATCTATTTTGTCTTATGGGCAATTTGTAAAAACTCAAATAGATGAGTTTAAAAAACAAGCAAATGATTTAGGTCTTGACGCTAATAATGTAAAAGAAATTAAGACTTTAGAAGATTTACAAAAATCAATTAAAGATTATCAAACATTTTATAATCAGTTAGGTACTATACCGACTTTTTAACAAAATACAACAACATTAAACAAACCTTGTTTTTAAATAAATATTATTAATATGTCAAACGTACTAACAGAAATCAAAAAGCTTTTAGGGATGCAAATCCAATTAGAGCAAATGACTTTAGACAATGGGACTGTTATCGAAGCAGAAATCTTCGAAGCAGGTCAACCTGTGTTTATCGTTAATGGTGAAGATAGAGTTGCCTTGCCAATAGGTGAATATACTCTTGATAACGGAATGATTTTAGTTGTTGCAGTTGAGGGTGAAATTGCTGAAATCAAAGAAGCTACACCTACACAAGAGGAAACTCCTGAAGTAGAGGTAGAAGTTGAACAAGCTGCTGAACCTACTGCACCTAAAAAGGTAATTGAATCAACAGTAAAAGAATCACATTTTTCAAAAGAAATTGAAGATTTAAAAGCTGAAATTGAATCTTTAAAAACAGAATTAGCAAAACAAACGGAAGTTAAAGAAGTAGTTGAATTATCAGCTGAACCATTAACACACAATCCTGATGCTAAACAAAACGTTGAAAAAATCCTTTTCTCTCAAGGTAGAGAAATGACAACTTTCGACAGAGTAATGAGTAAAATCGCAAATTAATTAAATAAAAAAAATGGCTACTACTACAAGTATTACAACAACCTATGCAGGTGAGTTTTCAAAGAAATACATATCTGCTGCATTATTATCGGCTACTACTATTGAAAATGGTGGAATCGAAGTAATGCCTAACGTAAAGTATAAATCAGTTATCAATAGAATTGCTACAGATGCAATTGTAAAAAATGCTACTTGTGCTTTTGACCCTACATCTACTGTAACAATTACAGAGAGAGTAATTACTCCTGAGGAGTTTCAAGTTAACCTTGAATTATGTAAAAAAGATTTCCGTTCAACTTGGCAAAGCATTGAAATGGGAATGTCTGCTTTTGACACTTTACCAAAATCATTTGCTGATTTTTTAATCGGACACGTTGCAGCTAAAGTTGCTGAAAAAATGGAAACTAACATTTGGAGAGGTGCAACTGCAAATGCAGGTGAATTTGACGGATTCGTTCCTTTAGCTACTGCTGATGCAACTGTTGTTGATGTGGTAGGTACAACTGTTACTGCTGCTAACGTAATCACAGAATTAGGAAAAGTAGTTGACGCTATTCCTGCTGCACTTTACGGAAAAGAAGATTTATATATCTACGTTTCTCAAAATGTTGCTCGTGCATACGTTCGTGCTTTAGGTGGCTTCGGAGCTTCAGGTTTAGGAGCAAACGGAACTAACGCAATGGGTACACAATGGTTTAACAATGGTTCATTATCTTTTGATGGTGTTAAAATCTTTGTTGCAAACGGATTAGCTTCTAACTATATGATGGCTGCTCAAAAATCAAACTTATACTTTGGTACAGGTTTATTATCAGACCAAAATGAAG